TATACGAATTTAATTTAAAAAAAAAATATATTCGTATATTAAATAAAAATGTCTGGAGCTGTAGCTGCTCATGCTTCGTATAATGGAAGTGGGACCCAGGGTCTTGCTGTTACAAATAAAATTGCCGAATCGGATAGTGATGTAATGTCCTTGTTCTGGAATAAGAATGACACTACAAAACAGCTTCTGTATGGTTCGTCTGTCATGGAGATTCCAACAAGCGGTGTATCGGGTACTACTAGTTGGGGCGGGAATCAGATTTTTACTGTAAATAATGACATTGACGCTCTCGGTGATCTTTATCTAGAAGTAGGCGTTAAAGCCGACGCTATCCCAACCGGTGCAGGTAAATTGGGAAATATATACGATCCCGTCTCCAACACCTTCGTAACTCAGCCCGATACATTCAGATTTACTAACTTTGGTCTAGCATCGATAATAGACCGCGTAGAATTCCAGGTTGGTACTCAGATCTGGCAAACTCTTGAACATGACGATATTCTTGCATGTAATTGTACCGAGTTAGGTGAGGGCGCGTTTAAGAAATTTGGTAAACAGGCTAACGGGTTTTATGGTGATCTCAACGGCAGCGGTGGTCCCATGGAGTTCGCGTCAGACCACCACGAGGCCGCACACACTCGCAGACCCAATAGAATGAATGTGGGTGGAAGCAATTCTATACCGGGTGGCGCCGCGACAAGTGAGGGGGCTCTATCTCTTGGTACCCCTCTTTCCGCTTTCCGCTTCGTGGGTGACGATGTAAGTAAGGCGGCTCACATTGTGTCTAGCGGCGCCAAGCTTGGAGCCGCGGGTTCTACAAGAGCCATGTACCTTCGCCTACCGTTGTTAACTAAGACTATGGCCCCCGAACTTCAGGGCTACACCGAGAATTGCGAGGGTGGTTATCTTATGGCGGCCGCTCCTCATCAGTCTGTTAAGATTAAGGTTTACTTCACGGATAATTTATCGAATGTGTTCTCGGATACTCACGACTCCGTTGTACCTACTACCAGTCAGGTTTCTATTAATCCAGGTAAGTTATATGGCCGCTGCATGATCATGTGCAATGAGGAGCGCGAGACTATGAAGACCCAGCCGGCTGGTATTCCCAAGCGTCTTAAGATGACACAGAATGTAAATAAGAGCAACTCATCTGGTCTAGAGCAGAATTTTAGCCTAGATCTTGATCATTTCTCCCTATACGCATCGCATTTTATCATAACAGTAACCGGCGATCCTGGGTGTGGCTTAGATACTACTGAGCTCAAGCTTAATTCGTCGTCATTCTCTGGAACAATTGACGGGCAGCTCCTAGATGGTAATACCGCGGCTACAATGGGTCTAGTAGCTAATTCCCTTGATAACCCAGTTGATAATAATGTGAGAGACGTTGACCAATCTAACAAGGCTCTTTATGTTCTCCCACTCGCTTCTAAGGCCTACGGTGGTTCGTCGGTACCCCTTAACCGTTTCGATAACATCAGGCTTGTATTAAATTTCTCTAAGGATGCTGTTGTACGCACGGTTAACGTAACGTGTGTTGGCGAGACAACCTCCCTTTTCAAGGGCGGCGCGGCGTCTCTAGCCATGTACTAAATTAGATACATTTCATAAACTCCCAATTAAGATCTTTACATATTAATGTCCATATCTTTTCCTGTTCAAATAGTTTCTCCCTGCTTTTTAGAAGGGGGAAATAAATTAAATATTCTCGCTTATCTAATAGTTCAAAAAATTTATAAAGAGTATAAGAATAGCTTAAAAAATTCTTTCTTTCTTTCGGACAATGTTTCGCGAAAGGTTCTTGTATTTTGTTAAACATATCAAGTAATTTGTCTTGCAATTCCTGTGAAATAATCAACTGTTTATTTCCGGTTATTCGATGAATTATATTAGGGATATGTTCATAATACTTGTTTAATTTTAATTTTTTAAGAAATTCTTTTATTTTGTAATACGTTATTAAAGTCTTATCGGTTAACCTCTCCTTTTTAATTTCTGTTATAAGCAAAGTTATAACATCATCTGGTATGTGAGTACCTTCTCTACCTTGTATCTGTGTGATCCATTCCTTGAAATGATTGGTTCTCTTGTAACTATATGGTTTAATAAATTCGTGTGTCTCCGAGACATTCCATTCTGGTGTCATAGATACTGCATTTACTTCTGTTAATCCACACCCGTAGCATATGTTTACCCCAGACGAAGTATCCTGAAATGTATTACTTCCGCAACTTTTGCATATAAACGGACTGTAAGAGTATTCTATGTGATTATTTTCACCCGGGAAACATTTTTTCATGTACATTTTATAATTACTTTCATGTTTTTTCTCTAGATCCACCGAGATGTATTTAAAAATACCGTCTTCTTTTTCGTCACCCTCTGTAAATTCAAGGCCGTCTATGTTTTTAACGAAATCTATAGAGTTAAATAAATATTCGGTTAAATTTTCACATGTCTCTATATCTCGTATTTTTCTTATAAGTATATCAACCTTATCGTTTAATTCGGATATATTGTTTATATTTTTACTTAGTTTATTAGAATCTCTCATTTTAGTTAGAAGCGATAATTCCTTTTTATATTTTGTCAAATTATTAGATTCTTTATCTAAATCTTTCAATTTTTCATCGTGTTTAGCACATATAGACATTCTAGAGTCACTATGGACCGTTTTTTTTGAGAGTCTAAATGAAACCATAATGTTTATTTATATAAATAAACTATTCTTTTAAACATTTTAATGATATAAAAATATAAAACATTTAATTTATATTAAATGTTAATTAAATTTAATTCATTACTAACCTATAGAAAACTTAAATTGATATGCAAAATAAATGGAATAAAATATGTAAGTAATTGTAATAAATCCCAAATTATACATAAAATAAACAGTCATAAAACGGCTGCATATATTCAACGCAGATTTAGAAAAGGTTTAATGAAAAACGAATCATGTCCTATTTCTCATGAAAAGATTACGTATCCTTTTATATCTATTAAGTTAGGGAAATTCTTTTTTTATTATGATTTCGCGACATTTATAAAATACTTAAATAAATGCAAAGATTTTAGAGACCCTTGTACGCGGGCGCAAATCACAGATACAAAATTAAGCGAAATAAATAAACTAATACATTACTACCATGGTCAAAATACCACGAAAATAATCATATCTCCAACCATGTTAACAGATATAGAGTTTAATATAATAACATTCTGCATGTATGATATCATAACAGAATTAAATAATATATCGGATTTAAGTATCGACGAGTTATATACTAATATTCTTCCTAGAATTATTTATTATAGTCGGTTTTTACTGAAAAACCATAATAAGGAAAATTGTAGAATTATTATATCTGCATGCTCTAAGAGCATAAATACAATTAATACTAATACCAGTATCGTAACAGACTACCTGGAATCACTTTTAAATATATAAATTACAAAAAAATACAAGTATAAAGGAAGGAGGGTATAAAGAGTTATCAATTATGTGCAATGTGTGCAACCCCAAAGAAAAATATGACGACTGTATCTGTCATCCCAGTTTTAAAACATTTTTAGACGATTACGAGAAATTACATAATATGGATAAATATGAATCTTTTGATATCATTAAGCCGTGGACTATATCTACAATGACTATATGTTGTAGTTTTAATTCTGCAATAAACTTACAATTATACCGAGATTTTTATGTAAAACACGGCGAGAAAAAAATATTCTATAACTGCATTAATTCATATATGACAGTGAAATATCAAAATAAAAAACGAATATCGATAAAAATTTTTAAAAATGGAAACATCCAACTTGCCGGAGTACTGAATGTTATTTCTGCTGCATATGCGGCCAGGAAGTTACTAAGGAGATTAAAATACGTCTCTGCATTTTCTATACCAGATGAAGCTTCAATTACAAAACTTAGAATATGTATGATTAATTCAGACTTTAAGATATCAAAAAATATCAGGCAAAAATCTGTATGTTCTTATCTAGATTCTAATCCAGGAGATTATATAAAAAGATATTCGTATAATCCAAGTAAGTATCCGGGTATAAATTTGAAATTTGAAGATCCGGATTCGGGATCTAAGTTGACTATCGCCATATTTAGACCAGGTAGTATTATTTTAACCGGGGGGAATAATATAACCCTATACTTTACAGCAATTACAAATTTACTTAAAATATTAGAAAATAATAATGACATCTTATATTAATATATTATGTTAACTATCTTACAGATAAATAATATAGTAGATACATCTTTAAAAAATGATAAACATACCAGTGGCATTTATAGTATGATTACTGAGTTTTTTAATACCAACGAAATTTTTGAAAAGGAGAGTATAATACTTACACTTATATATCTTCGTAGATATAAAAAAAGTAATTGTACTATAACCAATAAAAATGTTAGGGATTTAATCGAAACATGTTTAATTTTATCTAATAAGTTTATATGCGATTTTCAAATTTCAGGTTCTGGACCTCTTGAAAATCATGTTTTAGATAAAATTAAATGGAATTTATATGTTGATACAGAAGAATTTGATTGCGTAAAAAAAATTACAGAGAATGCTAATTGTGTGGGTCGTCTAAGTTAGGAAGCTCCTCTGTTATATCCTCTAAAATAGGGGGTGAATGGGGTTCTTGAAACATCTGTTCCTCATGATGGTTACCAATCGGTTCTGGCGGGTACGTAGCATGTTCAACCGGGGGAGGGCGGTTATTCATAAGTTTCATAGTTTTATCTACCGTTTCCATATACTTTTTAGTCTCGTCAAGTACGACGTCTAGTGTATTACCTTTCTTGTTTACCTCGAGGACGTCCTCGCTTAGAGACTGTAGTTTTTTATAAACTCTATACATAAAGTATGTACCCACTACAATAATACATACAACGATGGATATGTATATGATAGACATATTAATTGTAGAATTAACTGCATCTAGTACAACAGGTGCCGCTTCTTTTGCCATTTGATACTACTACAACAATATAAATATATAATATTAACGTAAAATAATCATTCGGGATCCTCTTCATTGTTATCATCACTTACAACGTCAATGCCCTTGAAGAACATGGTCCTCTTTAGAATAATACCGGAACCTCTCGGATATTCTTTACTCCCCTGTTGAAGAACCTTAATGCCGTTATTTGTAAAAATACCTCCATAATAATCCTTAGTAAACTGCTCTTTGGCTAGATTATTTTCTCTAATGTGTTCATTAAATTCCTGGCAGAATACCTTTGCTGGCACATAAAATTTATCTCCGTATACAATCTTCCCAGACTTGAGAAAATTCTGAAGTGCGTTAGTCGTCTGTTCCATATCCTCCTTATTTTCATGAAAATACCGCGGCAATATATCCCAGATACCCTTGATGCCATATTCTCGAGTCGCAGAATAATAAGCAGAAATGCATAGCTTCATAATCGCGGGCATCTCTTTTGCCAACTTTTTGTCTATTGCCGTATCAGTTTTTACAACCTTTTTCCAAAAATTAACAACAACGGTACGCCTAGAAACGCTCTCTGAATTATTTTTATACCTCATGATCTTATTTCCTCCCATAGTCATGTGAAGTGTCCAATCAATAGTTTCATCATTTTTATACTTCTCGGAATATGTGTTTCTCCCACCCTCAACTAGAAGCTGCCAATCTGTCTGTTCCATTTTAAAATTTTCGGATATCTCCGGTGCAAGTACCATGAACTTATTGACATGAGGCTTAATGCCATATTTTGTATCAATGTTATTAGAAATGATACCAATGTCTTCTTCATCATACCATTTCTGAAGGATCTTCATTAGAACCGTGCTTTTTCCAGTTCCGGCTTGCCCAAGTAGGTACAACAAACATTGCCAATTATCTAGATCTCCAATTTTAAAACACTTTCTACCCATAAAAACGCATAGCCATCGCTGAACTTCCTCTGGGAGTTCCTGATAATCCAAAAGACTTTTAAAAGTTGGGCAATTCTCGATAATCTTAAACCAATCGTCTTTGTGTTCATCATAATTATTAAACACCTGATCGTGATACTTTGCCGCAACTGAAAAATTAGTGATGTATGGATGTTTTTCTCCATATGGGACAAATATATCTTCATAATATGGGGCGTCATCGTCTCCTGATGTATTATACTTTGTGATGTAATTACCATTCTTAAATGCAAATAAGTGGCGGTCCTTCTTTAGTTCTGGAAGTTCTGGGCCCATAAACTCATTGAAGTATTTTTCGGCCGAATTAATGTTTCCGGCTGCCTGAGTCGCATTTTTCCACTGACTGAAATTCAACTTATGATCTGTTTTTTGATAGAGATATTCCTTAATAGTGCAATGTTTCTTCCATGCGTGAGTATTGTTGCCATTTTTTAGAAATGGTCTGTACAGATTCCCTCCAAATTTTGAGAACCCATTTTCAGAAAACTGTTCAATCATATACAACAGAAGACATTGATATGCAGTCTTCTGAGATTCGTCCATGAATCTAGTATATTTAGAGATAACATCGGGGTCTTCATTGCACAGTGGGTCGTGATTGGTCTCTGTTGTCTTGTGTAGCAGATATATATCACGGATTAGTCGTTCTCCATAAAATATAACTTCATATATCCTGTTCCATCTCCCCCTATATTCTTCGCACTCCGGGACAATCCTGTTAAATTTAGTAAAGATAAGCGTTGTTTCATAAATAGCTTTTTGTAATTCAAGCTGGAGAATACCGATATCTACGCTTTCTATACTGTTAATATTTAAAGACCCATAACATCCGCCGATTATACCCGACATAGTTGTAGACTTAACTGTCCATTTTTTATCTAATTCTTCAAAAAAGTTAATTATTTCATCTTTATCTGCATTTTTAATCTTATCTTTGACGTCACTGTTCCAGGCGCGATTAATTTCAAATATAGACATCGGGTATTATAAGTTTATATAATATATTTTTTTAAGTAAATTTTTAATTTCAAATAGTATTTTTTAATTTATACGCGTTAAAGCCCGTAAAAATAAATATTTGCGTATATAATAATGAAGACGGGACTTCTTTTAAAAGAAAATGGGGAAATACTTCAAACCAAATTTAAATCATCTAAGGACGCCTTTAAACTAGACTGGTTCCCAATATATACGAATTATAAGAAGTATAACAATTATATAGTATTGTATAACCCCCTAGATGACGTAAATGAAAATATGAATGAAAATATAAATGTACTTCCATTTACCCTAGATAAATTTTATGGAGACATATTAGTTATTAAGATAGATGAAAATTCAATTGTTATTAATTTTACAATGGATTCTTATCTGAAAATTCTTTCAAAAATTAAAATAGAAGAAAATGAAATGTATTATAGTTCTGATCAGGACGACGAATTAATAGAAGATAAGGTTTTATTTTGCCTTTAGAGTTTTTACATTAGTAATTTCCCGTCCCTCTACATATACAAAATTGTGTAGATATTTAGCCTTATCGTCTGCTGTCATATTCTTCACATTATCTTGTTCCTCGGAAAAAAATTTATACATCCTATCATATACATCCGCCTTTGAAATTGTCTTGGTACTCTTAGACTCTTTCATTTCATAAGAAGCATTATCTGTGTTGCACATGTCTAGTTTGTTAGAATCCATGAAATTGAGTACGTCATCCTTTTTGTTCTGCTTAATCTTTGTTAGTTCCTTTATTTTATCTTGATAAGGCTTTATTTTATTTTTAAGATCGTTTATTTGCTTTTCGATGTTGCTAAATTCCGTAACGTCATTTTTAAAAAATTGAATCTCCTCATCGGTTACTGCTAGCATTTAAAATTATTAAACTTTTATAATCTATTTTCTTAAATTGTTTAATATTTTTAGATCAAGACTTATCAGATAAAGTTGAAATATTATCACCAAGATAAACAATACTAATAAAATGCAGTATATCTTGATGGGGAATGTTACGCCGTCGAGTATTATTTTAAGTTCTTCTCGAGTATCATTATTTAGAATAGACGATATCATTTACAAAATGTATATATATTTTTTTTAATCACTGAACGCCCCATCGTTATCGTCTTCGTCAACAGAGTCGCAATCTTCCACATCGAACGTCATATCGTTTATAGATTCAGTGTCAGAACCGGAACTGTCGTCATCTGATTTACATGATGCAACTTCGTCTGGGTCGTCTATTCCATATTTTTGTAATGCCTGGTTAGATCGTTTTTTATTAATACTATACCGAATAGACTTAGTGTGTTTATATTTTGGAATATTATCTGGGGGGCACCTCAGTCTAATTATAAGTTCGTCTAAAGTTTCCCGTTCTTCGAAAAATGTTTTATACTTTAATTTTCTTAGGTTGTAGTTTATCATTTCATAGTATTTACTCTTGTTTATGATAGGACTAATATCTGCAATATTACATAAGTGTATATTCCATGCTATACCTTTACGGCAAACTTCCTCTGGTGTCCCGTTATAATGAACTGCGGCCGGTTTAAATTTGATTACCACCGGCTTCTCAATATAAATATCGGTCTTTATAATATCCTTATTATAAAAATCGCATTTCTTTTTCTTTTTACCGTCTATAGGCAATACACCGCATTTAGTAACCCGGACTTTTTGAAACTTTTCCCCAACCCTCTCTAGATTTTCATATGAAAACCCAAGTAAATTACAATTACAATTCATTGTTAGTGTAATAAGTTATAACTTTATATCTTACCAATTGTTTTTTTTAACAATTGACACATTTATAACGATAATGCAAGATTAGTCGATAAGAATACCAATGCAAAAACTATTGCACTACTTGTAAGTAATACCTGGTTATGATGGACCAACATGTGAATTAACTGAGACTTGATAGGTAGGTTAGCGGCTCCATTCGGGGGAGAAATTTCATCGTCTGTTGCTAATGGTAAAGACATAGACGCTAATGCTATATTTAATAGGGATCCAATTATAGCGGCGGTAATAGATATATTAATAAACTTCTCTCTTGTTGTAAACATTTATAATATACAATATATTTAAAGTTTTAAAAAATAAACTTTTAAATGAAAGGGAGGAGATACCAAGAAAATGCCGAATTAAAGAAAAAACTTACAGTAACGCCATTTATTCCTGGTTCCCCCACACCAATAAATTATTCACTCTATAAAATAGAAAATAATTTCATATATACACCTAAACATTTCTCGTCCGGCGGTACACTCATCGAAAATGATGTCAATTATTGCGACATTAAGATAAATGGCCAACCCAGGCAATATCAAATAGATGTAATAAAAAAAATACACAATGAACTCACGATAAATGAATCATGTTTAGCGTGTTTATATACCGGTTGGGGGAAAACGTTTGCAGCCCTTTATATATCTTCACTTCTCGGCGTAAAAACACTTATCTTAGTCAATAAAGAAACACTTCTAGAACAATGGAAGGAACAGATAATAAAATTCCTTGGTATATTGCCAGGTATAATACAAGGGAAAACTTTTAATACGTCACCGGATATTTGTATAGGAATGATTCAAAGTATATCAATGAAAGAATATCCAAGTGATGCATTTGACGAGTTTTCATTTTCCATTTATGACGAGACTCATCACTACTGCTCTAAAGTGTTCTCAAATGTATTCTATAAGATAGGTTCAAAATATAATTTAGGACTTACCGCTACAATTAAAAGAGCCGATAAACTCGAACACACTTTAAATTGGTTCCTTGGCGAAATAGCAGTGAATGTTGAACTACTTATCATAGAACCTACAATAGATATCTATAAATTTTACGAATACCCCGAAAAAACAATTAAGTACCTACCAAATGGAAAAGTTAATAGTGCAGCAAGTATCACCAATGTAACCGAAAACGATGAAAGAGACATTCTTATATTAAAGTTGATCAGGGAGTGTATTTCTAATGATAGAAAAATACTCGTATTGTCTGACAGAAAGGCTCATTGCGATAAACTTACAAACGTGTTAAAACGAGAGAATTATTCAGTTGGTCTCTATTACGGAGGAATGAAAAAAGAACAGTTGCAGTTGTCTAATATGTGCAGAATTATAATAGCAACTTATCAAATGGCGTCAGAGGGTTATGATAACCCGGAACTTGATACATTACTTCTTGCATCACCTAAATGTAACATAGAACAGGCCGTTGGTAGAATACTTAGGAGAAAAAATAAAAATATGCCTCTTGTCATAGACATAAATGATAGTATTAGTATATTCAATAATTGGAATAAAAAAAGACTATCATTTTATAAATCAAAGAAATTCATTGTTAAATCTACAGAACTCGAGGAAGAGGTTAAGGAATTGTGCTCGGTTAACGACACGTATTTACTTCGCGATATTTAACTCAGTGCATATTTGGCTTCTCCTGTTTAAGAACTGGCTCTATATACCTGCTTTGAACATCCCGGTTAGAGTATCTCGCGGAATTTCTTCCAAACATACCTTTAAAATCGTTGCCCGAAGACAATGTGGTGCTTGCGACTATCTCGCTTATCTGTTCCGAATGTCCTGTATTATTAAGTACCTTGTTTGACCGGGCGCTCCTTCTTTCCGCCTGCTCGTCTCTCATTTGCGCCATTTCTTCAGCTTCCGCTTGTTTCATTAATTCTTCTTCTACTCCTTCATTGGCATCAATAGGAATTCCATCCGATCCACGACGAATTTCTCCTGTAGCCGGTTGTTTATTTAATCTTAAAGACCTGGTGCTGCCAGTGGCGGGGGGCTTTATAGGGGCTCCAATTGGTCTCTGTCCCAAAACCGCCCCCGGAGCTCTCATACCGAAAAATCCGCCAAGGTCAGTAGATGTTTGCGCCCCCGGCCCCGTTGTAGCGGATTTTTCTACATTGTAATTATTTTGTCTAGATGATTTTTTGCCGAACATGAACTCCCTATGTTCACCATAATTTCTTTGTTCGGGGACTGGTCTGGAAACCCTCGGACCAAGCCGCCTAGAGTCAAAAGTTTTCTTAAATGGACCAGTTTTCGTGCCGAACATGAATGCAAGTACCGTTATGGCTAGGGCTAGGAATACGGCTATATACATCATCATATTCGAACCCTTAGTCGGGTTTGCGACGTCCATCCCCAGGGCCGTAAGAAGTGTGCTTTGTTTCGCTGGTGCGTTCTTCCAATTATTGGCCCCCGTTTTCATTCCTTTCATTTTCGCTGCCATACTTGCAACGTTCATCACTGATCCAGGTGTAACACCTGCTGCCTGAGCTCCTGCCCGAAGCTTATTTGCCGCCATAGCAGCTTTTACCGCTGATGCCACAGCCGGAACCGCTGCTACAACCATAGTTTGATATTTGATTTAAGTAAATATATTTATTTTAAATTAATTTTAATAATTTCCTCTTACATTTTCAAGAGAGTTTTTCTCCCTAGTATGTTCTTTTATTTTTATATATGCATGGACCGATAAAATAAAAACCAATAAAATGACAGACCTACAATTACCAGAGTTCATAAATGATTGTATCTTTTTCATTTCTTAAATATAATACATATAATTTAAATAAATTTAATTAAATATTATTTCTCATAAGATAATAATAAACAAGTGCAACCATTATACCCGAACCCCCGTCGTATATAAAAGACTGTATGCGCGGGAAAACCTGATAATAATGCTTATCTAAATGAGGGAAAATTCCAGAGTATCTCATCGGGATACCTATTAATGCGCTTACAGAAAATATTACGGCCATATTATATATATTTGGTTTTGGAATTCCAGAGTAAATTGCAAATAACACGGTGAATGTTACTGCGCCAACGAATCCTGCTATAAGGGCAGCAGCAAGTGGCGTGTGCTGTTCAAAATACGGTCTTATTCTAGTTGCACCAATTGGTTGGGGTAATAAATTAAGTGCTAAATCAAACAACGCAGTTATGACAAAAGATATGACAATTCCACTCCATACAGTATTGTTCATTTAATTATAAATAATATAATATTATAATAATTAAATGACTGATTTCACTAATACAGTTTCTGACATAAGGAAAAACGAATATTACTCTAAACTTATTAATATTTTAGTATTAAATGGCCTTCTAGATATAATTCATGACGAGTTCAATGATGGAAAAATAGACTACCTTCCATTCATAATAAATATTATGACATTTCTACACTCCAATAAAAAATTAATGAATAATTTTACATCAGATTCACTGGAAAAAATAATAATTCTAAGTGTAGATGAAATATTAACTAAAAAATTTAATACCAAACTCGACGAGAAACAGCTTGACCTTGCGATTCAGCTCCTTAAAAATACACAAATGTACAAGACTTTATATAAGAGAGTTAAAGACTTATTGTTAAAATTATACTATAAAACAAAGTCTCTGAACTGTTATAAAAAACCGGTTATAGTTTTGGAGCCAAACAGTATTTAAGAACCCCAAGGTTTGCAACATTATATAGAACGGTCAACGGATAAAGGGATTTCAAATAAATTTCAACTGTCCCACACAAATTTGTGGATTTTGTAAATAATTGAATGTATTTAATGTTAAAAATACCAGATTGTTCGTTTACGTTATCAGGTATCTTCTCATTAGTTTCGTTTATCGTAATACTTTGTTCAGCAAAATCTCCTTTTGCGGCCATCGTCATGTTATTTGAACTAGACCGTATTTCTATTTCTGATGCAATATTTGATAAATCTGAGATATAAGTTTGAAAGTCTGTAGACGGCATTGTTATATATGAATCAAAATGAATATCGGGGATGTTATATATTTTTTCGTCCATATCTAACAACTTAATCTTACTCCTTATTATGGCTCTCTTATCGCTATTTTGAGACGTGAGTATCATATTATTCATATCGGTTCGCAGGATTGTAAAAGAGATTGTATCGGTATTCTTAATGCCTTTTAGTATTTTAAACACAGATGCCAAATTTAAGCCTATATTTATAGAATTTTCGCATATGTATTCTTCAAATTTTTCTGAATGTAAGAATAGATTAACTATAGCAGTAGTTGTACCATCAACCGCAGTTAATTTAATACCAGAAGAATCTGCTTTAAAATTTACATCCGAAAGAATATTCTTCAATGACTCAAATAGTACTCGGATAGCATTTGTCTGAACAGTTTTAAAGCTGAATATAATAGCAGAATGATTATTTACGTCCATTATATTTAATCTGCTATTATATGTTTATATTGATTTGTCAGTTATTTTCTTAATAAATTACCGTCGGCTCGAATCTTTCAACGATTTGATGTTCATCCCTCGGGTCTACGGCGGCATGTCTTTTCCATACGACGGACCCAATTGGAAGATTTTTAGTAATAATTTTTCTTCCATTAAGGGGCGTTTTATTTGAAATCATCTTAAATGTACCTTCTTCGAAGTTAAATTCCGAGAACTTAGGATGATCCTTTAGAGCATCCTCTAATTTAGTCGGCTCTTCCCTGTCCGAATAAAAATTACACAATGGACCAAGATACGGGCGAACGTAATCGGTTACATCTATGTCATTCATAAACATTATATCAGGATAGTATGGGAATTTTGTAGGTTCGATATTGAAATTATACATAGGGAACTGAATATCTAATGTACGAGTTACGTATTTCATCAATTTACCATTAAACATGTACTTAATTGTAATGTAGTCTATTTCATTTATTTCATTCATGTCTTCAATATCTTCATTAGTCGTTTCTCCTATAACTTCGTCTTCCCCATCCAAGTACTTTATACAATAACAAAGTAATACATATTCGTCATCTACAATAGGAGACTTATGGTTCTCAAGGGTCTTCTTGTAGTTATTGCTATCAGTAAATGCATAAAACTTTTTAGTTAGTACATTAAGTAACCATGCAATAGACACACCGTATAACATCCACATTTATAATATATATAAAGGTTCTTTAAATTTATTTATAAATGTCCGAAATCAATAATAAAAAGCCAACTAAATCTAAGAAAAATATAATAAATGATTCGCCGACCACAATTGACCCCGGTCCTAAAAAAAGAGGAAGAAAGAAGAAGTGGGAAACAACACCGTTTAAAAATAATTATATCGAAGATACTCCCGATCAATGTGAAGATAAACAGGATGAAAAAATGAACAATGAAAACTATAAAACCAACAATCTTAAATTTGGAAATATATTTATCGAAGTTCACGACAAAGAAGTTGCCGATACGTCTATATATGATTTTTTTGTTAACGATAAGAATTCGGAATGCGAGATATCGGTATCAAGTGACGAAGAGGATTCCTGTCATTATAAACCAGATTTATCAAAGAAGGTAACCCTTTATAATTCAAATAAAATAAAAGAGATAAAACAGGATTTAAAATGTTATAATTGTCATCACTGTTTTGAATGGAACCCATTTTATCTTCCAATAGATTACTGTGAAAAGTTAAGTAGATATAAGTTATTTGGCAATTTCTGTTCTCCAAATTGTGTTAAATCATATTCTCTAAATGATAAGGTTTTTCAACACAAGTCTTATATTATAGGTCAATTTTATAGGAAACTACTTGGTTACGACTATAAGATAACTGCGGCACCCAGTATTTTAAATTTAAAGGATTATGGAGGGACTTTAACTATAGAGGAATTTAGAAAATCATTCTATAATAATAGTAGATACACGTTGACCAATCTTAGTTCTAAGATAGTTTATTTCTAATTAAATAGTTTGAGGGCAATTATCGCCACAATTAATAATAAAATTAATAGGTAATTTTCTATTTTTTCTAACCTTTCAATTATAAGGTTATATCTAACGGTATTGATCCTGTGCTCATCGTTGTGATGATCTCCCGGGTGCTTAAGTTTTTTCCCGCCCGGTTTCTTTGGAGAGGGCGAAGCCACTTCAGGGGCGGAAGTTGCCCTTCTATTTCTCATCCTTTCAAGTTCATCAAGCTGTTCCTGTTCAAGCTGGGAATCTTCTTCATTCTTTTCTGGACCGGAATAATAATTACTGAATCTCATACTGGCATTTGATAAAACACTAGAGAACCCTTCAACTGGTTGTTCGTTAATAACTTTCTGGGGGGAATATGCATTTTTATTAGAAACGTTGCGCACAGAGGAAGAATAATATAATACCATTGTTATTTAAAATCAATATATATTTTAAATTTTAATTTAATTTAATTTGGGGACGCAACAGACCTGCATAATCTTTCCTTCGTCGCCAACGCCATCGTCGTCGCCACACCAGCCGCCGCCGCCGCATGTAACATGGCAACTGCCGGGCCCATGCGTCTTGGCGCCCTTCTTGCTATCCGCTATCTGCATACCAGCCGGGCAGTTATCGAACTTACCCACGTGGACCTGGGCATCCTCATTTGGTTCCATTCTACGCGCCTTGATCCCTATCGCGTCGGCCAGGAGGGCGGGCAACGAGTTAGTGCGCCGAGCCTGGGCCTGACCAGCCCCAGGACCCGGGGATACCAGTGGACCACCTCTAACCGTGGTTGCGGTTTTATTCTTCTTAGTTAACAAATATAGTAGAACAATTATGGCAACGCCCATCGCGATCTTTAGATTATCTTCTGTCATTTTATTATTTATAATATATTTTTTTTTTAAAAATTAACGTTTTAATTATAAATTTATTGCTCTCTTACCTTTTTGATTGATAGTAACTTCCCGCGATGTTTCAACAGTTCCAACAGAAGATACATCATCTGATTTCTGGAACATATTAGATAAATTTAGAGATGGCCCCGATATTTCTCTGCTTGAAACGTTTGAAACATGAGGGGGCGGGGGATTTGACATCGCAGACGATATATTCTTCATTATCTCAGAAGACTGTGTATCATTCAACCCCTTTGGAAGCGCTGAGCTAAACATTGTTTTGGTAACATGGAACATAAATGCACCACCGACTAGTGTTACAAGCAACTGCAATTCGGGAGGAAGATCTGCGCGGCTCTTATATTTCTCGTGTAACTTGGCAAAGACAGTCTCGTAATCATCTATGTTATCCATAACAGATTCTGACCAACCATCTAATTTTGCGCCAATTGGGTCAAACCTTTTATTGGCAAATTCGAGACCAGTTACTGCCGCCATTAAAATTTTTTGTTGCATCTTAACACTCATTTCGATCTCTGCAGACGATTCATGTAAATTTAATTCAAATTTTAGTTCTTCTAGTTTAGACGACATTGAATATTTCTTAGTTAGTTCAATTCCCTTCTTCTCAAGTGATACAAGTTTCATAAGGATTTGCTGCTTTTCCTGTTTAGATCCCTTTTTCTTGGAGCTACTTTCATCACTGCTCTGCGAAGATGTGTCAGAATAGTCGTCTGATCCAGACTCGTCAGATGCTTCGCTACCGCTATCACTCTCGTCATCAGACTCCGCCGGTTTCTTGTCCTTTGTCTTTGAATTGTTAACAAAATTTTGATAATCGTCTGCATTGAACTTAGATTTATTTTTGATACCGCTTGCCTTGTGCTTTATTTTCCCGGTATTAGACCCAGACGGCTGGGCTTCAATAGTACTTCCAGACGATACTGAATCATTGTCATTGTCGCTATCCTTTACAACGTCGATATCTGTTATTTTCATCGAGTTGTCTAGTTTTACTGTAGGCCGGGATGAATTATCTGTTACAATCTTAATATTCGGAACGTTCGCGCTCATATTATACTTATTCGTTTTATTTTTTTTATTTTCAGGAGAACGTGAAAATAAAAAATTTATTGGACCATCTATTTTATTTTTTTTTATTATATCGTCCATAATACTTTATATTGTATTAAATTTAGTTTTAAATTAAACAGTATAAAAATAAATATTACATTTTAAAATCCCATAATTTCATCACTTTCAAAGAAATTTCATTTCTTTCTTTTGGCCCTAGAGCCATAGCATGAATTATCCAACTTTTTTCATTCAGATTATTTGGGGAATCATTCAGATAGTTATAATCCAGTAGAGTACACTGTTTCCTATGTTCGCGAATAGCAACATTCATGATACCCTGTTCATAATGAAAACCAGCCCATGTTTTAGTTGGGTCTATTTTTTCATACATATTTATTTTTTCAGGATTTGTCAAATGATCAATCATAAAATCTAAAAATTCCCTTCCGTTAGAATTATTTTTTATTATAAAAACTCCAGAACAAAAAACGGTAAAATATTTTGAAAATATAGGATGACTGTCTTTGAATTGCACACGCGGTGGATCTCTTGATGCAAAAAATATAGAATCGGGGTAATTATTAATTAACAAATTTATATTGAACGAAGGACAAATATACGCATCTGAATCAACCCACAATATATACTCATAATCTTTTTTCATCTCTGACCTTAGATAAATAAATTTATTTACATAAGGATTATCACATTGTAATATATCAGTGAAATTATATTTAAATCCATGTTTTTCACACGCCATTTGATTAATTGTTTTCCCATTAGTAATATAATCGTTATCTCTATTATCACATTGTATACACAGAATAGAAGGGGTTATTTTAATTTTAACAGGTTTAATCTGATCAATTGATTGAAAAGTTCGATAAACATACCAATAATAATTATTTTCAATGGCGAAACCCTTTATGATTGAATTTTTTGAGGCGAAGTTATTGTAAATTTCTGAAAAAAATCGTAAAATTAATAATAAAATTAATTTAGTAAAATAATGAATTTTATCAGGTCCGTCATTTCTAAGTTTCGATACATAAAATTTCAATGAATATATAATCACTAAAGCGATAAGCGCTAGTGGTAATATGTCCGTATAATTTGTTTTCATTTTATAATATAATATAACATTTTAATTCTGAAACCGTGTTAAATTAATCAGTATAAAAATAAATATAATACACTGTAAATGTTAACAAATAATATTATATATGGGGCGGGGATTCTTTTTTATTGCAAATCTATAGACAATACGCCATATTTTTTTTTGGGTAAAGACAGGGATAATAAATGGTCTAATTTTGGGGGGAGATCAGAACTATCAGATAGATCTGATCCAGAAAACACTGCAGCGAGAGAGACATGGGAAGAAACCCTGGGAGTGGTTGGTGACATACATGACATAAAACGACTTCTAAGGGGTAGTAGGTGCATATTATCTACCACCCCATCTGGCCACAGGTATTATATGTACGTAGTAAAACTTCCGTTTACAACCCTGTATAAGGAAAAGTTTAGTAATACTAAGAGATTTTTATCAAATATACCAGTTGATAAAAAGTTTTTAGAAATCCTTGATGTAAAACTGTTGTCACTTGAAACAATACAATATTCTGTAGACACTGAAAATAAGAGAACATTTATTAAGCTCAGATCTATATTTGAACAAACTTTTCAAAATAATTACAATGAAATTTTATCAATCGTAAAAAATAAATAAATTATGGAGTATTATAAACCCTTATAATCGGTTGTTCAATTTGGGCGATTGGAGTATGGTTAGTAATTACCCTGTCATTGTCAAATAACGGGGTTTGATTTAACTGTTTACCCGGGTTTACAGAATCTACGCCATGTAAACTATTTATAATCTTCCTCTGCGACTTGGATTTGTGTGGGCCGATGATATTATGTTTTGGTGTTATCATATTGTATTCTCTATTAGAACCTTGCATGAACTGAGTCCCCATTGAATAACCAGGTACCCACCTAGTGTTTTCGCTATTCAAGTGATCATTTTTAAGTGTCATTTGAACGGGTGTTTCGGTTTTATCTATCTGAAACCCTCTATTCTTGTTTACCTGGTCTTTCATTAATTTTGTTTTAGGTAATGTACGTGCTTTCTCGTGTACGCCTGTGTAAGTAACGATTTTTTTCCCCGGTTTCCGTATTAATTCTGCGTCTATTCTTGAAGCATTATCCTGGTAATCCCTCTTTGAGTTTTTTGAGAACCCGCCGAGGGCGTGTTGCCAATCTGTAGGAATAAAATCCGCCATTTATTATTACGATATATATTTTTATTTGATTTTATTATATCTAATTAAGAGATTTTGATGTCTGACTTATTAACTCCCCCAATGGGTCTATGTTTATTTTTTGCGAAATAACATTATCTGCATCTTTATCGGTTAATGACGTATTTATATTGGGTTTAACCCTGACATCTGTATATCTAGAGATAGAATTATTGTTTTTCTTCCCATACCTCTCCTGTAATTTTGGTCTATCGAGATCATCTATAGAAACCAGTTGTTTATCTTCATTTGCCCTAGCATTTCTAATTATAGCAACCGCCTGATTGATATCCTTATTACTCTGACTCCTCTCTAACTCTCCGTATGTTTTATCTTTTCCGAGGAAGAACCCAACTGTCTGTTCCCCGGCCGCGGCTTTAAGCGGGGGTCCGGTCATTTTAACATTATTATTTTTATTGTCGGTGGATGTTATACCTTTCATTGCGTTTGTATCTAATGGATGGTATACATTATACGGAAGTCCGGCATTAACAGTTTTATTATCGGGCCACTCTCTCTGAGAAGATGCGCCATGCCATGCATAGGGTCTCTTATTTCCTATTGACGACAATTTTTCTAGATTTGTGTCAATAAGCTTATCACCTCCCCCGATCATTCCGGTATTTTTAAAATCTTTATTCCTCGCGACAATATTACCAACTGCGTCATATATATTATTATTTCCCAATTTTTCTTCTACAAGTCTAGTAGCAACTTCGTCGGCAGATATTTCATTGGTGTTTAAGTCTTCCCTCTTTTCGGGTTTATTAGTTCTAAACATCTTAGGAAGTCTAAGTAATTCTGGATCATTTAATGTCGAAGTTTTATAAACATTAATGTATATTCCAATAAAGGCTAATAATAAAATGCATATTACTACTGGAAGCATTATTATTTATAATTAAATATTTTAATTTGAATTAGAATTACAATATTTAATTATTCGTATTTTTATTGGTTTGTGTTATATTTCTGCCCTGCACGTGGGACACGTGTTTGATCTTTCTGTGAGCCATTTTTTAATACAATCTGAGCAATAAATATGCTCACACTTAAGTTTAATATTGTCTTTCATATTCTCAAAACATATAGAACAGTTTGTAATTTCATTGCATTTTTCTAATTTTTCAAAATTTTCTATTGTTATTTTAGGTTTAGCTCTCTCGTGTATTTCCTGAGAAATAAAAATGGTTGCGGCGATATCGTCAATTAGAGACCGCTCAATTAAGAGATAATTTTCCATATCCTCCTGCATCCTGGCAATTACAGTATTCATATAATGGTCATATTCCCGGGTTGAGTATGTGTTTTCATCAACTTCTCTAATTGATATATGATCAGTTTGATTATCTCTTCTAACCTCTACTGCACCTATACTAGATTGCATAAACATTGAAGTGTTATATAGATTATATATTATATATTATATATTTAAATTAATTTACCCTTTTCCGATTTTACGCACACCTACGCGCTCATTTCTATTATGTAGAACCGAAGGTATTGTAGTTCCGTTTCGCGTGGGTCTCTCCAATATCTTCATAGAACGCGAGGCCTGAGAATACGGAGCAGACCGGTGTTCTGAGTTACTACCAATTGGCTGCGCAGCGGAATATATCATATCAGGATCTTCTACTTCGTCTTCCATCATTCTGTAAAATCCTGCAGAATTGGTAGACTTCTTAGACGAAAATCGGCTAAGCATTCCCGCGTCCATTTTAGAAAATTCTAATCCGCCCGCCCTGTTATTAATATCACTATCTTTACCTATATCCCTGGGGTCCACGGTATTGAAAGTAGTTGGAAGATATTCTGGACTTATCTTCGATACTACCGGGTTTGCCCTGTTGTCATTAATAGACACTGAGTGCATATGTTCATAGTCGATACCCCCATAATCCCCGTACGCGCTGGGTATCGTAGGCACTGGAATTATCGGATTCAATGTATTATCGTCACTTATGTAGACCATCGAGTTTAATATTATAATATATTTTTTTATTCAAAAATATTTTATTTATACAGGAGAAATATTCTTACTTTGTAGAGAATTTAATTGTTTTACAGTCCCTGTCATTACCTGCTGAGAAAATTCATTGCCCTTAATGGGTTCAACGAATTCTTTATTTATTCGTTTCGGCGTTTTGTTTCCATCCATGAAAAGTTTATTTTTTAAGTCATCTGTGTTTAACTTAGGATGATTTATTAAAAAAGAATTTTTAGTATTTGTTTCATGATCTTCTAATATATCTTTTCCATATTCTGTTAACCCCGAAGAATATTCTTCTTTGCTAAAATCTGCGCCTTTAGGATCTATAATTCTCTCTTCAATTGCAGAAGTCGAATTAAGTGTTAAGAAATAAATACATACAGATATCATGATTGAAAATAGTCCATAACCGGCAATGGAATTAATCTGGTCGGGGTACGCATACATTGCGGCAAGGGTTGAAATAATTATAAGACGCGTAAGAGAGTTATATTGAAAATTTTTATCTGTTCCAGAAAATGGATTAATAGAAAATGAATTAAATAGAGCACATGGATCACTAAACCAATATGATGTCATATTTAATAGTATACTAAGAATTTATTTTTGACAAAAACTCAAATGAAAAATTCCCCCCGCGAAGTTCTGAAATTTCATCTTTATAATCACCCGAATAAAGATTTTTATACTTGAGGAATTCCGCGGGATTGGCTTCAATTATCATCTCTCCCAATACAAAAAGAGATTGGATGTAATCCCATATAGCAGTCTTTGTAGCGTCTGTAAAACCCGACCACAGTTCATTTATTCCAAAATCCGTTGTAAAATTACTAACAGATTTCTTAACATCTGCACTATTAATGAAAAACAATTCATCCCTATCTTTGATCTGAGTTTTATATTCTACACACCCGGCCATAAAAAGGTTAATTGGTGTAGTTGGAGATGTTCGTTTAAGTAATAAGAACCCTCTCTTATATGTACTTAACTTTGTATCAGGAAATCCTGTTATTATTTTATCTAAAAATTCTGTAAAAAGAAAATTAAATTTATCAACTGGAGTAGACATAATACAATACTATAAGAATTTACTTTAAGTAAATTATGCGCAATTTAAAATATTTATTAATAATAATATTTACATGGGATCCAATGTTAAAATAAATGGTATAAACATGTTTATAAATAAATTCGATGTATCAGTCGAAATAATAAACTTAGATATTCTTAAGCGCGATTTCGAATTAGATAAAGGAAAAACAGGGTTTTACAAACTTAGCTTATCTAAAAAGGATGTATATGGTTATTCAACCGTAAACGACAATTACAATAGACCACCTGTCGGCCCAATCGAGAATGGACTATACTGTTCATACTGTGAAAAATTTGGGCCATCTAATCACGCCGAAAATTGTGAAATTCCTCAAAAGGAAAGTCTTTATTTGACATTGGAAGGCGTCGACGAGTATATATTAAAAAATAAAACATATTCAGGTGATTATTTATATATTAAAGAAGCTTTTGAAAAAAAACAAATTACTTCGGATATTTTAAATGACCTACTCTCTTTACCAGATGAAATAGAAATAGTTAATGGTTCTATAGACATTGCAAATAACAAGGATAAAATGACGACTATTGCTTATTATGGTATATATAAAAAACGAGGACCATCTAAGTTAGCAACTAAAACGACTACAACCCAATTTTTAAATAATATGATAATTTTTCACGAAGAAGACGATCATAAAACATCTGTAAGGATAAGTAAAAATGGGCTTATTAACCTAATAAATGTTAATACGGACAATGTCAAACAGGGTATAATTATATCTGAACTGATTAGACGAATTAATTCTTCTGGGGCATTGAATAAGTCTAACCTACTGGAAATTACGGGTGAAGAGGAATATAAAAAAATACCCAAATATAGCTACGTTCATTCTGCGTCTGGGCAGTTTTCAATAGAAAAAATAGTAAAAGGAGTATCTCAGGTTAATTTTGAAGAATTAGATAATTTTATTACGCCATATGATGGAGCGGGTAAAATAATAGAAAATCCGCGAAACACTACTATACAATTAGCAAGAGACGGGAAAACCCCTATCATTACTTTAAACGGAATTAAAATAATAGAGTGGGAGTATTCTATGGGGAGAATGTCAAGACACGAGGTTATGTCTAAAGAATACATTAAATTAATCGTTGTACCAGCACAGGGTCTAAAACTGACTGCTATAATTAATAAATTTGGCGCAGTTATGTTAAATATATCCAGATGTAGTACTAAACAGGTCAATAATGGAATGTGCGGCAAGGGAACTTCAGATATAACAGTTGACCTTTTTGACCCTTTAGAATCTGTATTAAATGGGTTATTTAATAAAAACGAAGAACTTTTAGTTATGAAAACACTATCCGGCGGAGAAAAAAAGGCTTCAAATTACAATACAGTTTCTGGGTACGCACCAAGTGGCGAAATTTGTAGGAGGACAAGGACCAGGGAATCTGGAGATTCTAATTATAAAGAGGGTATGAGACCAGATCCGTATTCTTGGGCAGGGTCTTGCCCAGATCCAAATTATCAATATATGAAACCGGGAGGAGTACAGGATAAAGACGGAAGGTGGTACCCGTGCTGCGAAACTAAAACAAAAGATTCTATTGAGATGATGAAAAATTATCTAAAGACTGGATTTCCAGGAGATCTAACCGAAATGAATAAATATAACATCGCGGGAAATGTAGACAAAGGATCCGGAATTCTTGTTCCAAACAGTAATTCCCCTGGTTCTACAGCTATGGTAAAAATAAATGACCGGTTTGAAAAGGTAAAGATAATTAAGAAATTAAGTAAAAAATCTAACGACTACATGGTTAAAACCATGTCCGGTGCGGATGTAAAGGTAAATGGAGAAAATTTTGAGAAAGATTCTAGGGTATTCCCTGGATTAAAATCTTTTAACCGGGAATCTCTACTCTCATGTATATATGAAAATTTTAAAAAATTTAAAATGGTTATAGACGAAAATGGAAACATATCAAGGAGTACTATAACCGAAATGAATGAAAAATTCGATGAGGTCAATAAAGATACATTCTCTAGATTATTAAAAATAAATAATAATACTTACCCATTTACTTATAATACGATACCATTGTTGATGGAAGAGGTTTTTGCCGCGATAAAAATAAGTGGCAATGCTCATCGATTTTACCTTGTATTATCCCCCGGGAATAATTTTTATATAAACGATAACATGTATTCCTTAGATTCTCAAATATCTAATGATTTTAAGGATACTTTTATACTAGACGGCTATTTAAGTTATAATACAGAACAGGGGAAAACCCAATACGAAATAACAGATATTCTGTATTATAATAAACCTATAATAAATGAACAGTTTAGAGAGAGATATGCTATAATATATAACATTGGATCAATTTTATCAACTGTTATAGACGAATTACTGATAATCCCAGATGTGTATAATAACATTATAGACGGAGCATATAATATATTACAGGCCAATCAATACGATAAAATACTCTTTATTTCGGATAACAAAAATAGACTGAGTATATTATATGACGGGAATAAAAATTACACAGACAATATAATACTTGAAATTCTAGCAAAAAAGAAAGAAACTATAACATTCGGTTACGACGGTAAAGAACTACCCGAGGATATTGGATTAGATTTTTTAGCACAATTCACATTCAATAAGAGGGAAATACCCACGGACTTAAAGGTTGGGGAATACTATAATATCAAAATAAATAGAGATAACAACGGACTGGTTGTACCTAATAGAAAATTATCAATAATAAGCAAAGTAAACACAACAGGGAATATGAAAGATTACTACGAAACCGTAAACATATTACTTGTTATTTTTAATCCTATTAACTCGGACTATTTTAATTCTGAATTAGACTGGTTGTACAAAGATAATGTTTTAGAATATGACGGGGTGAAATTAGTCCAGTCTAATTAGTCCAGTAATAAAAACAAATAATTCATTTATATTTATATCACTCTTCAATAATTCTATTTCGAATTGCCTGGTCTGTTTCGACCCGGCGTTTACTATAAAATTTCTATCTATGAATTTCCCATCAGATATCGCCGTAAAATCAAGTCTGAAAGCCTTATTCTTGTCGGTGTAAGAAATCCTCTGTTTTAGATAAGATTCTCCATCTATATTGTATTTCTGCACTTTAGTCTCAGTAGACGCCGATAACCTTATATCATGTTCCCATACTTTAGACATCTCAATATCAATATTTTCCAAACGGGTTTTAATTATTGATTCGAGAAGTATAAATTTTTGAAAATCACTGGAATATATATATCTAGTTCTTACACCCGGTAATTCCTTTGAGTATACATCTACAAAATCGTCTACATCCTTAATTAAGCCGTATTTGTCTACTGCCTGAATGATTTGCGTAAATACATCTTCACTGATGTTTGGCTTAAAATTTCTATCTATTTTTCCTAGACGCATCTCAATCTCTATGTCTTTTATTTCTCCTATTTTATTAATTTGCTGTTGTACTTTATATTTATCGTTTTCATTTAACATTTCTAGTTTATTGGAAGTTGATATGCACCTAAGAAGATTAGTTCTCGTAGAATAATTTAGAACCTTTTGAATATGGTCCGTACCAGAATTTTCTCCAAGATTTAAAAAGTAATGTAAATCATTTATGTCAACTGGACTGTTAAAACTGTTCAATACATTTAAAACTGTTCGTAGGGCATTTGGCCTATCTTTGTCTGGGCGAATCTCTTTGTATACGAAATCACCCTGGCTATTTATTCTTAACTCTACAATATCTCCATTTTTTACATTATCGGGTATTCTAATTCTAACTGGTCTGCGACCCTTTTCATATTCTTGGAGAGAACCGTTTTTCCCCGAAAAAAGAAGTTCAGCTTCTCCATTTGACAGTTTTTTAATCTGTAAGTCAACTGTCTGCTCTGTAATTGGTTTCCATTTGTATTGAACCATCCCCGATTTATTCCATGCTCCTATAGTATAAAGTGTGTCAACCGATGTAAATATAAGGCCGTCTAATTTGAGAACCTGACTGGTGAAGTTAGTTACACTCTTTTTAAATTTTGAATTAATATCCTTGTAAAAATTTATCCTGTGAGTCTTTAGTAGATGTTGGAGATAACCCTGACCATTCTGAGAATATAAAATTCTTTCTCCTTTTATTTCATTTAAGAAGTATATTGGTTTAATTTCTACATTAAACCATTCCACACCTTTAAACCCCGATGTAAGAATGGGTTCATTATTATTGACAGTTGATGGAACTATCAGTTTATATAGAATATCATACCTGTTTATATATGGCCACGGCTGTGTCCTGAGTCCTCCCGATTCTGGTACAGTCATTGAAGAGTCTTGTCCAATTATTTTTTCTTCGTCTTTAATATCGATGTCATTTGGTCCATAAAGAATATCAAATGCCATGAAAGATACACCCTTTACAAGACTTGGGTTCAATTCTTTATGAGATTCTCCCTTTTTGTCAAAGAAAACGACTTCGCCGTCAATAAGCATCTCGCGGCTGTTTATATATGGCAGATTATCCTGTCTAGAATCCCTGACTATGTATATCTCCATATTCCTATCAATAAAGCAAACGATTTTAGAAGAACCTCCGTCCCCCGATGGGGCGATATACATTAACATTCTAGTTCCGTCAACTTTTTGAGTTACCATATATTTGCTTTGTCCGTCTGGTTTTTTAGTGTTTATCGTAGACATATCTTTTCTCTCCAGAGTTACAGGAAGACCTCCTATGAACTTTTTCATATCATAATCTGGATTTCTCGCGAGACTATTCTTTATTAACTTCTCGAAACGCTCTTTTACAGATTTGTCTCTTAGTAATTCCATGCCTATTAGTTAATATTATGTTATATTTTTTATTTTAATATAGATTATTTTCTGTAATTTCTGAAAGTTTTCTTAAACAATTTCCTTGGAAATTTAATATTGAGTAGTTTCGAGATTAGTATTATTAAAACAGACAGGAATATAAAATTAACTAAAAAGTCTATGTATTGTTTACATTTATTGTACGCGTAGATAGTCTCCCATCCGTTTGTGTCCTTATCTAACTCAGCAAACAACATAAGTGCTTTCATTGGCACAGTGCCTAATTTTCCAATAACAGTTGTCCCACCCCAGTTAGATTTGTTTTCTGTTTGCGGGAAAAGTTGAACAATAAGAGGATTTTTATAACTATATAATTTGTCTAGTTTGGATATATAATCTGCGTCTATATCTCCTTGGAATCTTTTCTCCCCTATTGTTTTGTAAAGTTTTTGTCTGCATTTTTTTGTAAACATTTGAGCCTGAGTAAAAGTATATCCATTTAAACTGTAGATATCCCCTTCGTACACGTCTGGTTTATATTTATTAAATATAGCAGATGACCCAAAAGTGAACACATTGAAGTCTTCATTTTCGATGAAGTTATTAACTAGTGCGTAATCATCTAAATCTTTACTATACATTTCAGCATCTTCTTCTAAAATAATTACATTGTTATATTTCCTTAAGTAATAAAACGCCGTGAAATAAGAATGTGTAATATCTGAAGTTGTAGCAGTGACATCTTCATCTTTAACACAATTTCTATAACCTTTGTTGTATTGGATTATGGTTTTTTTACTCAATGACAAAATAAATGGGTCGTTTTTAAATCTAGTAGAGCCTTCCATCATAAGTATAATTGTAACATCAGAAGATGGTATAACGGGGTTATCAGTTTCATTTATTGTGACGTAATTGTAACATTCTTCGTTATCAAATTCCATTCTATTATACAATTACAATATATTTAAAAAAAAAATTTAATGTAACTGTATGTTATATATTAATGAGTAGACTTGATACATGGAATGTTTGTAATAGAAAAAATCCTGAATTAGAAATATTTTTAGCAGGAATTTCTGAAAAAACTATAACAAGGGGTAAATTATACACACAAAAAGAAATTAACAGAATAGTCGATATCGATACTCCGCGTAATATCTTACCTTTAAAAATTTATCCAAAACCTCATTCTGTTATATTAGTTAAGAATAAATTTTTAGAAAAAGGCTTTGCTATATTTGATGCAAATGGTTATGTAAATGGACCGAGAGACGAACCTTATGTTGATACCAAAAATCATCCATTTTACATAAAATCAAAAGATTCTACTTACGAACTATTTGACCCAGTTTCTCCTCAAAGACCTTTAAATAGAGGTGAAGATTCTGTTAATCCGGGCTATTGTGGTATATTTAGTATTATATTCATGGTTTATTTTAGAAATACGTCTGATTTAAATGACTGGAATAGATCTTGGGTAGATTTTGTTAATACAATTAGAGAACCTTTTGTAAAAGACACATCAAGTGATAGTATAGCTCTTCAATTGGCGGCTGAAGTTCAATTAATAATTAAAAATAATACAAGTTATTCTAGCATGGAAGTTCAAATACTTGAAAAAATTAAACAATACTTCTATAAAGTTAAAATACCATTTCCTGAAAAAACAACTAAAAGAAAGAGAACGGATTTTGGTAAGACAAAAGATAAACATATGTATAATAACAGGTTGTATAAAATTAATATAGGTCCTAGGGGCGGGAGATACATAATTGTCAGAGGTAATAAAAGGTACATCTGAATTCAGATGTCATCTCGAATTCCTCGGTAAACAGGATGTCTGGGAACCCCATCTTTAGTCATTTCCATATAACTGAACGAAATAATGGCGCCGATTGGGATGTATTCCGGAGAATTTTCATCTATGTAGTTGTCTCGCTGAGAATCCGTAAACCCTGTTCCTACATGTGTAATAATACCAGTTCTGGCACCATCAATAAGTATCTCTCCCTTTATTGAACC